TTTTTAGCTCTTTCAGACTTCCATTGATACTCAGTTGGTGCAGGTGTAGCTTGTGCAACAGGTGGGGGTGTAGGTGCTGCAACAGGTGCAGGTAGTTTTTTTGGCCCAGCGTAGTTTACGCCGCCCTCATCTCTAGAAAATTTAGGTTCGCCGTTTTTAATTTCTAATTTCCGTCTTTCACCTGAGATATCTACTCTATTGGATGGATTAACTGTATTAACACCTTTAGGCTGGAACTGTTCCCCCCTAGCTCTTGCTTCAGCACCCTCTCGTTTAATATCTGCCATAACTTGATTGTGCTGTGCATGTTGAGCAGATTCAGACCTTGTGTCTCTGGTATTAACACCTGGAGTGCCAAGTTTATACCCATTAGCATCAAGCATACCTGCGCGAATCATTGCATTGCCAGTACCGGGCCCACCTCGTGCAATCTGCTCTTGATCAACAGCTATCTCAGTATCTTTTTGTAGCTTATTACCGTAGTTTACGCCTCCGTAAACTGTGTCTATGCTTTGTTGAGGTATAGGGTTATTTTTTAACCACGCAGCTTGAGCTTCTCTACCAGCGTGTGTGGTAGGATCGTTGTATATTTGCTGGCCTCTGTAGTTAGCGCCTTGTTGTCTTACATTTTGTAAGTGTTGTGCATTTGACGCAGCTTGACCGGGAACGCCTAAACCGTTTTCTCTTAGTGGCATTGTGTTTTCCTTAGTTGTTAGCAGGGGCCAGAAGATCCGTCTTTGCGCTTGCCCCAGTTAGGTAGATGTGTGTTTGTGCCTGAGGGTTCTGAACCTGCTTCGTATTTAATTTTTGGTACTTTAGATTTAGGCCCAAAAGCTCTTTGGTATTGATCCCTAGGTCTACCTTTGCCTGTCATTGCGGTATAGTCGTTCCAAGCTCTAGCTTGTGAGTTTTTATTTTTAGTCCTTCTTACTTGATCTTTAATAGTCTCACCCTTTTCAGGAATATCATCTTTTTTAGGCACTTTTGTGTCTTTTTTAGTTTGAAACTTTTTGTACTTGTCCTTCTTAGACTCTTCCATTGCAAAACTCCTAAGGTTGTAAATAGAACACGAAACATTAAAATTACACACAAGGGCAGGGGGCTTTATGCCCCCGCGCCTTGTGCCCCGTCCGGTGTAGGATTTTGAGTCGCTTCTGCACCTTGTTCAGGCACAGGCCCTGGTTGCCCTTGTGTTGGCACACCTGTTGGCTGACTTCCCATTGTGGACGGGTTTAGTGGCATATTTTGTGCTAATATCGCATGACCTGGTTGTGGTCGGCTCAAGCCTAGAATAGCCCTAAGTTCATCTTCATCGAGTGTTCCACCCATCTGGTAGAACGCCTGTGCTGCTTGTAGGGTTTCCCCTGCATTAGGCTTATCAATGTCGAATACCCAGCGTATCTGCGGTAGTCCGGGGAAGTTATATTTTTGAAGAACCGCAACAAGTTCTTCTGTAAGTGTGTCTTGTAGATTTAGCGCGTCATATCGCACCATCCTAGAGTGCGTATCGCCGATCTCCTGTGCCTCTCCTGAGGTCATTTCATTGTCATCCGCACCTTTTATAAACCTTCTAATCTGTTGATCAAAATAAGCCGTAATAAGGTCGTACAATAGCTGTGCGCCAGCGGGGGATGGGTCGATTCTTTCGATCCCAGGACCCGCAGTTGAGTTGTCACGGTATCTAGGGAATAGAATTGTGTTGTTTCGCATTTGCTCTTCGGCACACTGTTTAACTTCTGCTAGTGATTGTGGGTTACCCGCCTCAAAGTAATACACTGTGAGTCCGCCCGCGCCGATTCTTTCTAGGTAGTCCATTAAGAATGTGAGTACTTGTGAGCGAAGATACCACAACCAATAAATCTTACTGCGGATGCCTACGCCATGAATACCACCAGCTAATTCCCCCTCATAGAAATCTGCGTCTTCTGGTTCGTGTTTGTGGATTATTATTTGTTCGCGCTCATCAGGTGTGAAGAAGTGTGCTCTTCCACGGTCTGTAATAGCCCAACTACCGTCAAAAGTAGCGTGCACTAGGATTCCAGCTTGGCCTGAATACCGGAATACAAGTTTATCACCGTTGATAGGTTTAAAATCCTTAACCAACATACGGCGTTTCTTTGTGGTGAAATCCCACTCGTAATTAAGCTGAACGGCGTACCTGCCATAGAACATAGCTTCTAACAGGTGCATCATTAATTGCTGTAATCTTGGAGTTTGTTTGATTATGTCGGTTAGTTCTTTAGCTGCTTCTGTTTGTGCAGTATCTTCTGGGTTTTGTGGCTCTAAATGCCAACCTAGTTGCGAGGTAGGCATCTGTCTAGACCGTATACATTCCATAATCACAGGGTCACGCCGCATCGCAAGGGTGTTTTTAGCACTGTGTCTTAGTGCTTCGTCAAATGTGTAACGGTATGTGCGTGAGGCCCAATTTACGACCTGACTAAATGTCATGAAGTGTGGTAATGGTTGACCACCATCTCCAGGTACACGGCCTTCCTTCATCTCTGCCTGTGGGAAGTCGTAACCACGCTCTTGTGGTATTTGTGCAAATGGATCAGGTATTACATCATCATTAGCCATTATTTATTTTTCTCGCAACATTGCCTCTTGATGTAACTGGAACTGGCGTAATCGAAGAGACATTGTTAAATGGGTATCCCCATTTTGTTGTTGGTGCGGGTTTTCCCTTTTTAGGTTTAGCTTTACCTATGTAGTGTTTAGAATCTTTACCAACTCTGTGCTTTTCAAAATCTAAATCAAAACTTTTCTCGTCTTCGTAGTGAACAGGTTCACCTACAGTTGCGTACCCAACTAAATGTGCTTTACCTTTACCTGTTCTAATAATTCCCATTTGTCTACCAACATATGGGTGAAGAGATTTAGAGTTTCTAGTTTCAATAGTTTTCTCGCCGCTTAATATCTGATCAGTGAATGGCTGGCTTTTGTCGTTTACATTAATGCCGTGTGTAATAGCGATAGAGCCATCACTCCTTCGTACAAATTGTAAATTAGAATCCTGCATAATATGGACCCCCGCCGTTAAGCGGGGGCCTCTTGTGGGTGCACCCAGTCTAGGGGGAACTAGACTTCTGGATCTATCTAAGATAACATTAGTATTTTATTAGTCAAGATTAATTCTACTTCTATATACAATTTAGCTATACACATTGTAGCAATATAGATTATACTGTATAACCATTAAAATAAGGGGTTTTATGCAGTATTTATCTGTTTGTTCTGGAATTGAAGCAGCAACTTGTGCTTGGGAAAACCTAGGGTGGCAACCCGCAGGTTTTTCCGAAATAGAACCTTTTCCATGTGCGGTTTTAAAACACCACTACCCTAAAGTTAAAAACTACGGAGATATTAATGACCACAAGAAATGGAAACTACCACCAATCAACCTTTTGGTCGGAGGAACACCTTGCCAATCTTTCTCAATCGCAGGACTTAGAAAAGGACTCGAAGACCCTAGAGGTAACATCATGCTTACCTACCTTAGAATCCTTGAAAGTAGACGGCCTAAGTGGACTATCTGGGAAAATGTCCCCGGTGTGTTGTCATCTAACAGAGGAAGAGATTTTTCTACCTTCATCACAGCGTTGGGGAACATGGGGTATGGGTGGGCCTACCGTGTGTTGGACGCTCAGTGGTTCGGATTGGCCCAAAGACGCAAGCGTGTGTTTGTTGTCGGATGTCTTGGAGACAGAAAAAGTGCACAAAAGGTACTATTTGAGTCCGAAAGCGTGCGCAGGGATACTCCGCCGTGCAGAGACAAGAGGAAAGAAGTTACCGGAACTATTACAGGTGGCTTTGGAGAGCGTGGTATTGACCACATCCAAATAAGTGATGGTGCGTATAAGATTGAATACTGTGAACCAATTACAGGTGCACTAGCTGCTGCTGATGGGCCTAAGGGGGTTAGTGATCAGTACGCACATGAAGGTAAGCTAATTACAACCTACGACATGGCTAATCACCATAATCCTCAAGAAAGTTCTACTGCACATTTAACTACTCGTAACTGTGCTTTTGTTTGTGGTAACACGCCTTTAGCTGCTATATCTTTTGAACCCGGCATCGCAGTTAGAGAAGGTGATCCTAGCCGATTTATACCGGAGTTAACAGGTACACTAAGGGGGGTTATGGGAGATAACCGAACTGCGGTGGCACACATTGTGCATGGCACACAAGATCCATGTGTTTCGGATATTGCATTTGCCCAAGGTAGAAATAATGGCGGCGAAAATGTGCTAATTAGAAATACGGCTGTTAGAAGACTTACACCTCGTGAATGTGAAAGGTTACAAGGATTTCCTGATGACTACACATCTATTGCGTGGAAGAACAAACCTGCTGAACTATGTCCAGATGCACCCAGGTACAAAGCCCTAGGTAATTCTATGGCTGTGCCTGTGATGCGCTGGATTGGCGAACGCATAAATAAACTAAAGGACTAATATGGACGAACGCCTAAGAGAGGCCTTAGAACGCATTGAAATTGCGTTCAAGGCCTCTAAACCATACATACAACTACAAGACGCACTTGTACTGTATAAATTTATACTAGAGCTTCCCCCTTCTATATCTCAGTCTGAGAAACATACTGGACAAAACTAATCACATAGTGTAGGCTCACACATATATGCGTGTGAAGGTTTTGTGAAGAGGGTGTCATTTTTTTGTCCTGTAAATTTTAGGTACCCCCCCCGTGGGTGCCCCCCCCTAGCGCAAAAAACATTTTGAACGCAAAACGCCGTACTCGCATATTAGCTACCTGCAATGTCCACTATAGGTAATAGTGCACTAAGCGTGTCTCTAATAGGTGTGATGAAACCCCTATTTTTATAGGCTTTGGTGAACATGCGATGTTGTAATTACGCACACACTAGGTATAAATATATTGGGACTAGAAATATCCGTTATTCGCCGCTATTGTGCAGTAGAAGAAAGAGGCATGCACGAAACACCTATATTTATAGGGTTTGGTGCACATCGATGCAGGCAATAAAATATTTACGCACACTCTTTGTCTCTAATGTTGTGCATGTCACGAAACCCCTATAAACATAGGCTTTGGTGATAGCTAGCGGCATTAAGTATATAAGACATCTTAACTCTTTAATTCGCCCCGTTAGTTCCGGGAGCGTAGCGACCGGAACACCACCAACTACAGATGTGGTGCACGAAGTGCACTACAAGAAATGTGTGAGCGAAGCGAACACCATTAGACACTGATACACATTGCAGGCTATCGCGCAGCGATGCCTACATTAGTGTAAGACATGCAGGCAACACGCCTTTTCTCTCTCTCTATACTCAGTGTAAGAGTTGCAGGCAACCCACCCCCAAACACCTATAATCATAGGGTTTCGTGCAGGCTATCAACTACATTGTTTGTCTCTTATTACTTTCAAAAAATAAATGCAGGCTAACCAATTACGCACTATCCCACTCCCTTATTCCTAATCACATGCAGGCTAACCAAATATATTTCTAGTTGTGCCCTGGGGTTTTAGACCTAACCCAAACATGCCATTGAACTTGGGTGTGCGCAGGCTATAGTCTGTTGGTGCTGGTTTTTGCAGGCTACCCGGTGCTACCCACGGACCTACCTGTTGTTGTGCAGCTAGTGTGACTAGCGCCATGCCCATCGATACTGTGCGGTCATCGTGCAGGCCATTGGAGTGGTCGAACCTGTAAGACGCACCTGTAGTCTTGATAATCAGGCTAGCCATCTCATCAACAAGCGTCTCTTTTCTCTTACCAACTATGAGTGGTGCAGGGTCAGAATACCACGCTAATTGGTTGTTCACCAATAGGCTTCTAAGTAGTTCAGCCATCTCATAATTACTCTTACCTGAACGCCCATCAAACCTAGTGCAACGCAGTCGATGTTCATACTTTTGAACTGTAGCTTCCATCTGCCAAGGATCTATAATTATAGTGGGATTGTTGAAGTTACTAGCTACATTTTCTATCCATGCATCAACACTAGCAATAGGCACTGGGTTAGCTGGTGTACCCTGTATAATGTCCATACGGTCAAGCACATACACACCATCCAAATCACGGTGCATAACACACATGGAAGTCCTATCTCTTCTGGCTCCGTAATCAATTGCGGCAACATACTCCATGCCATGCAGACCGGAGGTGGTGTAAACAAGGTTTTTTGTTGCACCTAGTTGTGTACCCAGGTTGATTTCCTGTCTAGTTAAATAACCTGATTCTTCTGCTGGATCTATCCACACATTGTCTAGCACTCTACGCGCTACACCATTAGGTAGAAGTGCTCGATCACGCTGTATAGCTTCAGCATCCATCCAAGAGTCCAATTGTCCGGGTGCTTCGTAGACTGTCCAGCTATCATCAGTCTTTACCTGTTCTAGAATATCATGTTGCCAAGATCCTAATGTACCTGCGTTAGTAATAACAACAAACACAGACCCAGGGCGCTTCTGTCGCCCTGACCACAATGTATCCCACAGATCTCTTTTCTTCCAATGTGTCACTTCATCACAAACGACCAAATCCGCTCTAAGACCAAATGATGTTGCACTATCCGCTGTAAGAATTTTTAATACACCACCTGGGCCTTTTATTCTTTTAGCACCATACACAATGCGTTTAGCTAGCCAAGGATTCAGTCTAGCTTCAGCTGCCATAGACTCTACTAGTAGTGCTGCCTGATCGAAATCTGCCGCTGCCGCTACGATTTCGATAGGCTTCCTAGAGAATGCTAATACCCAATTACATATACGCGCTAGGCCTGTAGTCTTGTCGTGTCCGCGCGGAAGTGTTTCCCAAGTGTTTCTAGGCCCTTTAAACTCAGGGCGTAAACCACATAGAGCCTCAATAGGTGATAACATGTAATCAGTACGCTTCCACTGCCAAGGGCGTGCAACATGTGCAAACCTTTTAGGTTCTGGCCGTGAGTCTATGATTACACTTTCTAAATAGCCTTTTATACTGCGCGCGGAGGCTAATTCCGCAACAGTATATGCCTGCTGTAATTTTGTCTCAAGTTCTGCTCTAGTCATGCCTGCTGACATTGTGTGTTTCCTTGATACTTAGTATACTTGCAAACTGTGTTGACTATACCACAAAGTAAGGGGAATTACTATGTTGAAGAGAGGCTTATGTTTCAGGATCAATGTTTTGTTCACAGATAACACAGATTATCAATGTGACTGGCAGCTAAACCTAGGGAAGATGTATAAGTTTATAGGTAGTATGCTGAAGTTTAGAGATGATGTGGAATATTGGACTATTGAAGCTAACGATGGTACATTTGTAGCCACCCAGGACAACCCAGTTGAGTTAGAGGCTTATTGTGCTTCTATGTATAACCTGATGGGGTTTTGTTCTGCTAGTGCACAGGATGATGATTAGTGCACAGTATATAGCAAAGACAATTAAGGGAGAGATTCATGTGCCTGACGCTCGCGCTCTGGCACTGAATCTCCCTAAGATTAATTATACCTATCAGGTATTTTATGTGTCAAGTAAATAAAAAAACCCAACTACATTTAAGCAGTTGGGTATTGTTTTAATAATTGTTTATCTAGTACCACAACACCTATCCATTGCCCATTCATATTCTAGCTGTTCATATCGTTGAATGATAGGCTTTCCTGTCTTCCTATCATATTTATCCAGGGTAGGAACGCTATATCTATCTTGGGCATTAAACTCATCAGTTTCAATGTAGTAATAGGGGTTCTCATTAGTGCACAGTTTCTTTGAATAGTTATCAGTGCACTCATTAGCCTCTTCTATAGAAATCGTGCAAACCTTAGGCTTCCTAGGGGCTATATTAGCCCCTGTAGTTATGTAACCATTAGCAAGTAACGCAGGTATGATTTGATCGTTTCTAACGAATTGAATAGCCATGTTATGCGTCCTCCCCTGTTTGGTTGCACACAAAAGCGTCTATCTTGTGTTCTAAATTTCTAAGTTGGCTTAGGGTGTTGTTAAAATCCTTTAATTCATCGTATAAATCACACTTTTTAACACAATTTTTAACAGTTGATGATTTAGTTGAATCTATTGCTTTTTTACAGCGTCTTTTGTTTTCTTCAGTCACTATCAGCTTGGTTGTAATAGCGTTTCTGATTGCGTTAATTTCTGACATGTTAAATTCTAAACTTACTGTTGTCATCTCTTCACTCCCTCAAGTGGTTCAGGCAACTAAGTGTTACCTGTATACTGAGTATTGTAAGACACTGAGTTACAGAATCAAGCTTAGCAGAAAAAAATAAATAAAAAAAACACCCAGATTTTCATCTAGGTGTTCTGTTGTCGTCTTCGCTAACAAGATCCAACGAGCCAACATTAGTTATTCGCTAAATGTTGCAGATTATTTCTACAAATTTAGAAAAAGATGTCATCATTTGCATTTCCTAGCAAATTCTTCACAACCTGGGTTTGGGTTGGATTAAGTGAGATGTGATCAAGAACATTATTCTTATCATCTTTAAGAATTATGTTCACACCATCATTATTGAAGGATATATCTATGAAAGATGATTCATCATTCCATAAAGCCTTCACGGTAACAAAAGTGACCTGACCGGGCGAACAACTAACCATAAATCCCTATCCTTCCTGAGTTTGAGTAAATGTACTGGACTTTTGTATATTATCAGTAATTTGACCGGATTGCAAGGATAACTGGTCTAAAGGAATAGAAATTCCCCACATACTAGCTTGTTGAATAAGCTCTTGGTCACTCAGTGTCTGATAGGTGATTGTAGATTCAGATTTTTTGGGTGCTTCTAATCCTAGTATCTTAATCTGCCTGTCTATGATAGAAAGCGCGGAGTGTAATGACTCCCTATTGCCCTCTTTAGCTTCTTTATAGTACACCTTTAGCAATTCATCGAATCTAGCTAATGTAAGCGATAGGGCCTTTTCAGCTACTACACTGCCCTCCTTCATCAGGCTCTTGAACTCCCTTTCCACATACGAATAGGCAGCCTGCCTTGTCACACCCATTGCACGACCAATCTCCGCATATGTTAAGCCCTGTTTTCGCATGGCTATTGCTTCTAGTCTCCTTTCCTTCTTTATTATTTTGTGCTGTGACATCCTGTTCTTCTGTCCTGCATTGTTCTCGCCTGTGTTGTCCATTGACATAACCTTCTCCTAGTTGGGGCGGAAGTTTACCTTCTGTAACTTGTTCTGCTGTCCACATTGCTGCCATTACATTCCAACAGCACGCAGCTAGGTGGTCCTCATCACGATAGCCCATGCAATACTTAGTTATGTGGCGTATAGCACTGTTGATATAGCGTGCAACTGGTTGACCCTTCTCCCAGTTACGATCACCGTATTTAGCAGCACCTAACTCTGTGTGAATGGCAATCCTCTCCAGGGCAGAGAAGGGTAATAGGTCGTACCTACCCTTAGCCCACTGAGAGTCACGCACAGAACCACTTGGAAACACCTCACGCTCACCACTGTCTTTTATTTCGTATTTCATTATTTACTCCATGTGTCAGATACAACCCATTCAACTTCAGATTTAACAAACCCGTTAAGAACCTTATCCATGTTTTCGCACATTAGTTTTTCAATCACCTTACCGTGTGCTTCAGGTGCATCGTTGGGAACCTCTACAACTAATTCATCGTGCACAAACGCAACGACCGGATATAGCTGTGACACAGCATATAGTGCAAGTTTTGCACCATCAGAAGCCAAGCCTTGGAACTGTGTGTTGCAGCTTTCAGTGTACTCTGCTGCACCTCGCACACGGCCTGTAAGTGTAACCACAGTATTTCCAAATATTCTGCGTCTTAAACTAGGGCTTCCGCGCTGTGATCGTAGTGGCATTTCTAATGAACTATCTTTGTTTATCTTAGATAAGGCGTTCCAAACATGTCTTCTAAATGAACTGTTGTATGCTGTGCCTTTCTTAGATCGTAGATTGCCTGACACAACATCTTGTATGGGTGTGAATGCGTATACCCCAGCGGATCTCAGATTAAAAGCATCACAGACATCATCAGGCCCACATTGCAAGTTAAAACACAATGCACCTAATACATCGTTGAACAAGTACCTGGACAATTCTGGATACACTTCTGTGATTAGTTTGTTCTTCCATTCCTTAGCTTCGTCTAGTGTCATTTGCACACCATATGATGCTAATGCGTATTCCATTAAAGACTTAGCACCAAGACCACCGGGTACACCAAAGTTTACGGCCTTGGCAGATTGTCGAAACTTCTTATATTTCTCAGGATCTGTTTTCTTAAGACTCATGAACTCTTTAAATGGTATATTTGATAGGCTAGCTGCTGTGTAGGCATGTGGGTCAACACCTTCATGAAATGTATGTGCTAACTGACTAAAGCCATAACGACTTTTACAGATCGCGCCTAAACATCTAAGCTCTACTGCGTTGTAATCAGCAATAATGAACTTAGAACCTTGGCTAGGAACAAATAGTTTCCTGAACCATTGTGCTTTTGGCATCTGTTGCAAGTTAGGCTTGCTGCATGATGTTCTGCCTGTGCGAACTAAAGGTTGATAATTAGGATTAACTCTGTCTGTTTTAATTTGATCAACAAAGTTTAAAAGTTTGGCTTTAGTAGCCATGTCTTGCCATTTTTGAATAAACTCATGCTTATGCTCTGACCAATAGTCAGCACTAGTCGTTATCTCACCGGACTTATCTGTTTTAGGTATGCTCTTATCTTTTAGCTTTAGTTCTGCGGCAATGCTTAACAAATATACACGCAGTGCCTTTGAATCTATTGCAGGTACGCCTGTAGTTTCGTTGTACATCAACGCACCCTTATACTTCTTGCGTACATCTCGCTTAAACAGGGAAGGGTAGTTTGTATCCAGCCATTGCACTAGGTCATTAATCTGTAGCCTAATTTCTACGCCAATATTTTGTTGTGCTTTAGTGTCTACCTTTATGCCAACTCTACTACAATCTGTGAGTGCGATAGAACCTTTAACCTGGGTGTGATGTGTCAACGGCCCGTGTGCGTCTATTAAACAACTGTTGTGATTCGCAATGTGCACCGCAACTGGGTGAAGCTCATTGAATAGCTCCCTAGTTACCGCGCTATCCTTTAATGCGTACTCTAGGTATTCATCAGGGATTTCATGCATTGGCTGATGTAGGTGTTTGTACCATTCAGTTTGTAAAGACTTATCAAGTTTTATATTTAGGTAATGCTCACACAGGTCACTGAGGCTTTTAGGCCTCAGTGGACCGTCCTCTTCTCCATTAGCTAACCTAATAAGAAAGTCTAGAATCATGGTATCCCAAACACGATTCTGCTCAATCATCCGTTTCCAAATCTGCACTTCTTCAACATACTTCAACGCAGCAAATACAACATGGTAGTCAAACGCAGCATTATGTGCGACAATGTTACAGCCACTGTGATAGATCATCTCTACCCAAGCACCAACCATATCTGGAGATACAATGTAGCTACGCTGATTGTCGCTAAATGTAAGTACGATTAGTTCTGGAATTACTCCAGGTTCAATCATGGTAGTTTCAGTATCAAAACCAAAAGCACCATCACACTTAATTTGCTGGCCCATCCACAGATGTGTTTTTAATAGTATTCCCATCCACGAACTCCTCTCGTGCTAGTTTCTCTACAATACACTTCCATAACCACCACGGTAATACTGCTAACGGTTCCTTATTATCTGCTTGCACATGCAGCACATCATTCTTGCCTAGCCAGTCGTATAGTTGTTTAAATCCGGTAGAACGGCACTTGACCTCTCCGGTCCATTCGTGCACGCCTGCCTGTATTTTTAAATCACCTTTATAATTAGAATCCGCGCCACTCAGTGGTACACGGTGAGCAAACACACCGGGCATCTTCATATACCTGTGCACAAATTCTCGTTCACGCCTCATACCCTTATCACGGCTAAATTTTCCACTCATAGTTCGGATCTTCCTTTCCAATTTAGGCGAGTATCTTGCCAGTTAGCTCCTTCTAAAAATTCAAACGCCCAAGACGCTTGTGTAGGGGCTAAATTGTTTTTAACTTGGCCTAGGATCCTATCCCCTGTGTCTTCATCTTGCAGCATGTATAAGCACACTCGTGCAGCAGCTACAACTGCAATGCTTCCTGAGCCCTTATACATCTTGTTAACCTGAGCACTAGATTTATTTAGGTGGCGTATAAGCAACACAGCACAACCTGTGCGTTCTGCCATCTTAGATAGCGGTGTTAATACCTGCCTAATGTTCTGGTCTTTATAGCTGTCGATATCATCATCAAGGAACGCAAGGAATGGATCTAGCACAACTAACACAATTCCAAGCTGTTCAATAATGTGCTCCAACTGTGCTAACTTCTCTGGGAATGTAGGATGGAAATCCCAAAAGTAAACTTTATCTAAGTCAGCACCAGCGGCACGCATCCTAGGAACTGTGATTCGCCCTGGGTCATCCTCTGCTGATAAGAACAACACAGAACCGCACACAGGTTTTTCTGTCTCGCCCGGAAACGGAGTACAGGTTGTTAGCCTCATAGCAATGTCAGCACATAGGGTAGATTTACCCAACGAAGGATCACCTTCAAGAACACACAACATGCCCTTAGGAATCCAACCCTTCCACACCCATTCCACAGGTACAGTCTTATAGCTGCTTGCAGGCCTAACACCTTCAACAGCCTTATTACCGGGTATCGCACTGTGTATAGTTATTTCCGATCCGGCTATAAGAGCATCATCAATGCCCTTATAAACCGGATCCCACATTTCTATGAATGTGGTGATTCCTTCAGATTTTAGAGCAAAAAACAACTCAGCTAACTGCGTCTTTACTGCGTCATTAGTCATCCAATCCATATCAAACGCAATAAAAACTTCTGTACACTGGAGTGACCGGATAACCGGAAGTGCTGTTGACCAGTTAGATGTTCCGGGCACCCCAATACTCAGCGTAGTTTTATCTACGCAACAAGCTATATCAGCCTTAAGTATACCCTCAGTGATTCTAACTCTATCACGGTCTTGTGCTTGCCAAGGCACATGGCATGTGACCTTAGCTTGTGCGTCACCTGACAGCCAAATGTATTTTGGATTACCCCCTGTAGCTATTTGAAAACCACGCACCCTTTGGTGTGTGTCAGTCACAGGTAATAGTATACCTTTAGTAGGTTTTATTCTTGGGGCTTGATCTTGTTTCCTAGTGAACCCCGGCACAGATAGCAGGGATTCACCATACAACTCCGACAACTTAATAACACTGCGTCTAGTGGTGGGGTTTGACAAAGAGCGGTACCCGCCCAAAGTAATCCACTCCTCACTCAACCCCCGCACAACAAGTGCGTTACTATCACTAGACGACAGTTCGCTCAAATGAATTAGGTCTTTATAGACTTCATGCCACAGATCATAATCTGGATCAGTGAAAAGGTCTTTCCATTCTAAATTTATGCTAGACATTATGTCTAGTATTTTGCAACCTGCGTGACAGTGTAGAAGTATTTGACCGTCACGCTCCCTAATAGTCAATGATGGTGAACTGTCATCGTGAGAGGGGCACAATGCTTTAAATTCACCACCACTGGTGGTCACACCTTCAAGTAGATTCAATACCTTCTGAATTGAGGTATTTGTCATTCCATTTTTTTTGCTGATTAAAGACATCTTCTATATCCCCCAAGTCGATTTTATAGCCTGATATCTTGTTACATTCCCTGGACAAATGTTCTGCTGTAAGTGATAAGGTGTGTGCTACATCCGCTATAGCTGCCCAATAGGCCGCGCCATTTACCAAAAACAAATCAGAAGATTTATCAATCTGTTTACCATTTTTAGTAAACTGCTTCACAAGAAGCTCAAACGCATCAATACTATCTGTCTGTACCTTCCGAACACGAGTACCCCACAAATTAAAGGCGTGCGAAAATATTCTAAATGCGTCTAGGTCAGCTTTAACTTTTTTCATGTTTTGTATAGGGATCGCCTGTAAGAGCGATCCCCCTCCAAAAGTAATAAAATTAAAAAGGTGTTTGATATCCGCCCTTAGATCTAGCTACCTTGGCAGGTTGTTTAGTACTTGCCTGCGTAACTTTCTTAGCCGGAGCAACAACCACCGCTTCTTCTTCATCATTGTCATCCACATCGCTAGACTCCTCCTGAGTTAGTTTTCGTTGCTCTTCTCTGAACAACTTGGAAAAAACAGACAGCGTATCAGCAGGTAAAGGTTTAGCATTGTTTGTTGCGACAAACATACCCAGGCGTTCTCTCACAACACCATTGTGATCTTCTGCGTGCTTACAAGAGATACGCACCTGAACACCAACTAGTCCTGCTGTGTCTTCGTTCTCCATACTTAGGCCTTTAATATCGTCCTTGGTGTACCCAAGGGAACGAATATTTTTTACGGTGTATGGAAGTGCTTTATCGGTCAACCACATTAGTATCTTTTTACGCACACCTTCGCAGTCAACATGTTGTTTATCTGAGTCTTTGCCATCACGCAAAACCACATCGAACACAACACATGGCGTACCCTTATCACCCAGGGCAGTTAGGTCATGGCCTTCAATCTGGCCATTGTAATTTCCAACAGGTAACATATCTGACATGATTACTCTCCCTTATAAGAATTAGCGAATTGAACAGCCCTTAAATACTCAGCCTCACTCATCGTTTCAAACGATTGAATGCCCAAATGTTTGCACATTTTTGAAATTTGAATACCTTGCTTGCTGCAACTTGTAAGAAGTTTGTAGCGATCATCCAAAGAAACTTCTGAGGACGGAGTATAAGATTTCTCCTGTTTTTCGTCCTCAAGTATGTCTTCTTCACAGAATGCACCCCCTAATTCTTCATGTGTATAGTAAGGAAACACAGTCAAGTCAGGGCAGTGCACCCGCGCTCCAGCCGTTATGCATCGTGCAAACAGCATACTTTTTGGATACTTCACCCACACCTCCTTTGTGTGTAATCCAGCTTTCTTGGCATCCTCCCATGTAAACTGGTGTACCCCAACCGCCTCCTTGTCTTCGTAAAAATCAACTGTACACTCTGTAGCAGTCAGATTTTTAACCCGGTAGTTATACCTAGGTCGTGATTTTTTAATCAGTGCTGCAATGAAGTTTGCAGAAAATGTGGGTGTGCCCTGGATTAGTTGTATAGCTTTCAATGATGCTGCCGCTCCTAATCCTAATTCCCTACCAACCTGTATTCGCACCATCGCACTAGCAGCATCTTTTACATCTTTGTAGATACCGGACTTTACAGCAGCTACAGCAAACCGCTCCATGTCTGACACACTGTTAAATGTGTCAGCAACAACAACATTACTCATCAGATGACTCCTCGTTAGAGTTAGGTGGATCTCCAGCGGCGATATATTCACAGCTAGAGTAATGAACAAACACAATTTGCATCTTGCCTATAGCTGCGCCGTCTGTGCGCGAGACATATAATGGATCGTCTAGTTTGACTAGGTATCCCATTGAGGTTGATTCGCCGTAGTAGTATGGAAGTAAAGGGCTACAGATTAATCCATGTAAAACATTCTCAGGATCATTTTGTCCGTAGCCCCAGACATGCACCCTGGAGTACAAGGGATAGAACTCACAGGTATCTACAGGTTCCCTAGGCTCCTCCTTCCATTCACCAGTATCAGGTATAGTTTCTTTAATCTTCGACATTAGTATTCTCCCATAAAGTAGTAAGGATCGTCACTGTTATCATCGTGCTCTGAGTCTTCTGAGGATGCCTCGAAAGCATCCTCAGCACTATCATCTTCATGTTGTTGGTATTCTCTAGGGTCTTCACCATGATCGTACTGATCTAGGTCGTAGTCATTCCAATCTGGACTAGACATTGGCATTCTCCTCTGCGTAGATTTTTTCAATTAGTTCTGCAATCTTGCGATTACACTCTTGATCACACCATTCCAAAGACAGAATTGTTTCTTCAAACCAATTGCCAATGATCGGGGGGTACACTGTGTAGCCGTGCACCATTTTACAGTCGTATGTTTTGACTTGAATTTTAAGTTCTACATGCAGGTTAATTTTGGTTTGCGTAGACAACACTTTAAAGTTTCTAGCTTCACCCAACTTCATGAGCATGTGAAAGAAACGATCCCACTGAGTAACTTCCTTGTTATATAAGTCAAACTTTTCCATGCAGTGAACAACATAATCAGAAACATGATACTTTACTGACATGACCAATCTCCCCTCAAAGATTTGTAACTGCGATCCACAGTAGATTGCATATATTCGTTCTACAATCTGCTAATGCAGACTGCAAGCTCAGCTTAATAAAAATTCCAAAGTATTTTTTATATTTGCCGTAACTCAGTTGCAGACATGCCCTTAAATCCGTATAATATTTTTAGGAAGTGCTGTTGGTCTAACAAAAGGAGTCGTAATGGTTACTAAACCCGCCCCAGCGGAGGATGAACCCACAGAAACCACAACTGTGCGTGTTAATCGTAAAACTTTGAGGCTTATGCAGATCATAAGTGCGTGGAAAAATTGTACTCTTTGTGAGTATGTCGATCACCTGGTCCGCACACAGGGGCAAAAAGATATTGAAGAAATGAAAAAAGGAGTTTCAAATCTGTAGCTATAGCTAGTTTAGAGTATTAGTTATTTTCTTTTAAGAAAATAACTAATACTTAGCTATATCTATAAGTAGATAAGTGTTAGTAGTATATATAGTATATAAAAGCAAATTGTATGCCAAACCTATACCTCGAAGGTATAAATTTAAAAAGTCATTACACTAAGTGTTTTTTTTCTTTCACTTTTCCCCTGCTTTTCTCTTTCCCTAGTAGCTCAGGGGATAGAGCATCGGTTTCCTAAATCGAGGGTCGCTGGTTCGATTCCAGCCGGGCGCACTAGGGTTTTTGGCTTTTTTCTTAGATGAAACTATACCCGCTGGGGTATAGAAAGCTGTTACAGAGTCATCTAAAACATAGTGATCGTAGATTTTTAAGGTTGTAGTTG